TTAGAAACCAAATACTTTACCTAATACACTTGCACCACTTGATACAATGTCAACAATACTTGTACCTAATTTTGTCCAGTCTTGATTTTGTGCTGCTGTTACAGTATTTGCAATTGCTTCTGCTAATTTAGTCATTTGAATTTCCCCATTCTGTTTTTATTTTTAAATATTATTACGTTAGAATCCTAAGTATTTACCTAGAATGCTTACGCCACTTGATACGATGTCAACAATGCTTGTACCTAATTTTGTCCAGTCTTGGTTAATTCCTGCGTCTACTGTATTTTTGATTGCGTCGAATAATTTATCCATATTAATAACTCCTTTATACGTAATTAATAATTAATTAAAATCCGAATACTTTACTTAAGATACCTACACCACTTGATACGATGTCAACAATGCTTGTACCTAATTTTGTCCAATCTTGGTTTTGTGCTGCGTCTACTGTATTTTTAATTGCTTCTACTAATTTAGTCATTTGAATTTCTCCATTCTTTTTTTATTTTTAAATATTATTACATTAGAATCCTAAGTATTTACCTAGAATGCTTACGCCACTTGATACGATGTCAACAATGCTTGTACCTAATTTTGTCCAATCTTGGTTAATTCCTGCGTCTACTGTATTTTTGATTGCGTCGAATAATTTATCCATGTTTGTTATCTCCTTTGTACTATTTATAATTATCTTTAAATTAGAAACCTAAATATTTACTCACTAAACCTACACCGTTTTCTACGATACTAACAATACTTGTACCTAATTTTGTCCAATCACCATTAATACCTGCAGTTACTGTATCTTTAATTGCGTTAAATAAACCTTCCATTTCATACACTCCTTAGAAATTAATTGGTAAAATTCTAAAACGATAGGTTACTGTATTGCTTGCTTTGTTTTGTTTAACTATCGTTTTGTTATCTTTACTATAAAGGGTTTCTTTAGATACTTGTGACATTTTCCGTAACTTATGCTTAAATCATCAAAACTGTGCAATTTAAAAATTTATATTTACAGTTAGGAATTCAAATATGTCTATCTCGTCAAAGTTTTTTAGGTTATCAAAATAAAATATTTAAAAATATTTAATATATAAATATATGATATAATACAAAAGTATATATTTTTATTATATTTATTCTAATAATTTAATTAAATGGTGATAAGGTGGTGATGTTAAAAGTAATTATTACGTAAAATATGAATATGAGGATGCATCAATTGAATTAGGAAAAAGCAAACAATAAAAGTTAAAACGTATATTTATATATTCTTTTTTAAATGTTAAATATAATTAATTTAACTTATATATTTTATTTACCATTTTAACATGATCATTTATTTACTTATTCAACAAATAAATATCTACCTTCTGATATTCAAAATCTATAATTAATAAACTTTTATTCCTAATAATAGTGTTTAATGAATACTAAAACACATAACTTAATAGTAATGTCATTTTAATAATTTAACTAATTGAGGAGTACTCATAATGGAAGTAAATCAAAATAAAAAAGAAACTAATGGCTGTTTAAGCTGCCTAGGCTGTTTTGGTATCATCTTTTTAATTTTATTATTGATTGGTGGCTGTTCTGCTATATTTTCAGATGATAATAACAACGATAATACAGATAAAATAAGTGAAGAAAAAAATAAGTCTAAAAAAACTGAAGATACAAATAAAAATAATACTTCAAAAGAAAGTAAGAAAAAATATAATGAGAATGAACAATCTGTATCACAAAATAATAGTATTAAAAAATCTGAAGAAAAAGATAAAGATAATGATGAATCCGACATAGGTACAACGAATAAGATACCAGTAAAATTAAGTTCTACTGTTGATGGTGATACTGCTAAGTTTATCTATAAAGGTAAAACCGAGACATATAGATTTTTACTTATAGATACACCTGAAACTAAACATCCAAGAGTTGGTAAGCAACCATTTGGTCAAGAAGCATCTGATAGAACAGCTGAATTATTAAATAATGCTAAAAATATAGAAATAGAGTTTGACATTGGTCAAAAAGAAGATAAATATAATCGAAAATTAGCATATATATATGTTGACGGGGAAATGCTAAATAATATTTTAGTCAAAGAAGGTTTAGCAAAAGTCGCTTATGTTTATCCACCAAATACAAGATATTTAGAAACTCTAGAATCATCTCAAGAACAAGCAAAAGCTGAAAAAATGGGTATATGGAGCCTAGATTCAGCATTTAAAGAGGATAATGAGGATAATAAAGAAATGAATACATCAAACAACAATGAAAACAACGCTATCGAAAATCAAGTCGATAACTCTTTATCAAATGATAGTCAATCTAACGATACTGAACAATCAACTAGCAACGTTGAAACTTTCCCTAATTGCACTGCATTAAGAAAAGTTCACCCTAATGGCGTTCCTTCAAATCACCCTGCCTATACATCAAAATTTGATAGAGATGGGGATAATTACGCATGTGAAGTTAATTAATCTTTCTATATTTTTTAGTAAGATAATTCTCAACATAAAATAATCATTATAGGAAATTGTAGTGTATATAAATTTGGTTATTGAAACTAGTTACGCTAATTATGTTATTCAATTTTAGTCATTCCGAGTATTTGAATATAAAGATATATGAATATTACATATTAAAGGTGGTGGTGCTATAAATAAGTGGACGATGCACCTTAGAATACAAATGAATATAAAAGCCTAATCTACATATAGGAGATAAGTCATGGAAGAAAAATTTAATAATGAACAAGAAGAAAGACAATTTAGACAGTTTCAAGAATATCAAAAACAACAAGAAGAAGAGAAAAAGAAAAAACGTAAAAAAGGTTGGCTTTGGGGTTGCGGTGGTTGTTTAGTTTTATTAATCCTATTAATCATTGGTCTTACATCATGTACTGGAGCCTTTGTCAACGAAGTAGATAAACAAATGAATGATGGTAATTCAGAAGTTAAAGAAGACAAAAATGCTTCCAAAGAACAGACAGCAGCATTAAATTCAGCTAAAAATTATGCGGACGGAATGCATATGTCTAAACAAGGAATTTATGAACAATTAACTTCTAGTGCTGGAGACCAATTCTCAGAAGAAGATGCACAATATGCGGTTGACCACTTGAAAGCTGATTATAAGAAAAATGCATTAGAAAGTGCAAAATCTTATCAAGAAGATATGAATATGTCTAAAGATGCAATTTACGATCAATTAATTTCAAATTCTGGCGATAAATTCACAGAAGAAGAAGCGCAATATGCAGTAGACAACTTAGATAAGTAGAATGATGAGGGTACTTGGTACCCTTTTGTTTTACTCTATCACATTTGAGCCATTAAGGGTTTATAAGTTGCACAGAATTGATTAGTGTTATGGTAATTGTTTAATTAAAATATTTAATCAGAAAGGATTTGGTTCTATGTTTGAAAATCTTCTTGCTTCTATTGGAATAAACTCTGTGAAGGTTGAAACTTTAGTAAAAAATAGAAGTATTCATAGTAATGATACTTTGGAAGGAATTGTAAGAATAGAGGGTGGTAATTCTGCTCAAACTATTAACAAAATTTCATTAACTTTAGTAGAAAGATATGAAAATCCTGATAAAAAGAGTCAATTTCCTGTTTTAGAAAATGAATTACAAACATTTACACTACACACAAATGTTGAATTAAAAGAACACCACACAATAACAGAAGAATTCAAATTTAATATTTATGAATATGAATTTAAAAGTGAACCAAAACATTTAATATTAAAAACACATGCATATGTAGGTTATTCAGTTGATGCTTATGATGAAGATAAAATTGTTTTCAAATAAGAAATTCATGTTTTTATAAAATCTTATTATTAAAAATAAACCAAAGGGGAGATATATAATGAAAAAATTCTTAGCTTTAATTTTTGGCAGTGCTTTAATTCTTGGCGCATGTGGTAATGATGACACATCTAACGAAAATTCTGATACTAAGTCGGAAAGTAAAACTGAAAAGAAATCAGAAGATAAAAAAGAAAATAAATCCAAAGAGGATAAAAAGTCTAAAGAAGAAAAGAAATCTCAAGAAAATGAAGATAACTCTACTGAAGAACAAAATACTTCAAACGTAGAAGAAAAGAATAACGAGAAACAAAATAATCAAAGTGATAATGAACAAAATATCCAATATAACTCATCAAGTGAAAAATCTCAAAACACACAAAATGTTGATGTAACAAACATTAAAGATAGAGGTACTCTTGAGTCAGTTATCTACGGAAATTATAGTGAAACAGCTAAAATCCAAGCTTATAACAATGCAGTAGCTAATGGTGTCATTCCTCAAGGTAACGTTATGGAAGGGCCTGCTAGTGCAGCTTATGAAAGTTCTTTAAGAGTTGAGAGTGGTCAAGAAAAATCAGTATATGATCGACCATATGAAGAAGACTTTGAACCTGATGAAGATACTGATGATACAGATTACACGAATGATGTTCAATCATCAGATTCATCATATCCACGTTCACTTATGCAAATTAAAGAGGAAACGGGTAAATCACCTAGAGATTTCACAGATGCAGAAATGGCTGAAGCACAAGCATATGCTGATGCACATTAACTTAATATTTTCAGGGTAGTTCGCCTACCCTTATTATTTTTTTAAGGAGAAGTGATAAAAATGGCTTCATTTACAGTAACAAAACGAAAAAATAAGACTTCTACATCATGGCAATATGATGTAAAGCACCCTTCTTTTAAGTCAGGTAAGAAACGTAAATCAGGATTTAAAACAAAAGCAGAAGCGACGAATGCTGCACAACAACTTATTAGAGATTTAGAAGATGGTAAACAAGTAGATAGTAATAGATTGTTTAAAGATTATTATAAAGAATGGCTCAAGTTGAACGGAAAATATGAATTATCATCAAAACAGCAATATTGGTATGAACACTCGCTTGATTTATTTTTAAAGCATTTCGGTGAAGATATTAAAATTAAAGATATCACTCGAAGTGAGTATCAAAAATTTATATCTAATTACGCACAGGGTAGAACTTCAGAAACAGTTAGAAAAGTTAATCTTTATTTATCTAGTGGTATTAAAGATGCAGTGTATGATGGTTATATCAAAAAAGATCCAACATATAACGTTAAAGCAAAAGGAACAAAACAAGCTAAAAAAGAAGATGTAAAATTTTTAACGATTAGACAGTATGAAGAGTTAAGAGAGCATTTTAAATTAAGAACAGATAAAAGTACGATTATGTTATATATACTGTTGATTACAGGTGCTAGATTTTCAGAAGTAAACAGAATGACCTATGATGACTTACTAATAACTAAAGGCCTAATTCACTTGCCAGGAACTAAAACAGAAAATGCTGATAGATTTGTCGAAGTTTCTAAAAATGATTTAAAGCATATATACAAAGCAATAGAGACACATCCACACAGAATTGATAATAAATTATTTAGCTTATCTCATGCAGCAATTTCTAAAGTGTTTAATAAAGCTAAAAAGAAATATAACATCAATGAAGATGTCACACCTTATTCATTAAGACATACACATGCAAGTTACTTAATTAGTAAAGGTATTCCAATTGAATACATTAGCAAAAGATTAGGTCACGCAAGTATTGCTATCACGTTAGATGTTTATACACATCTTCTTGATGAACATAAAAAAGAGCAAGGCCAAAAGGTCAGAGAAATATTTTCTTGACACTTATTTGACACTTGCTCGCTGTAAACGTTGATATATCAACGGGTTATAGCGTCCTGGGAGGGATTTATTAACCTTTTATAACATTTCATAATCTTTCAAAAGGCTATAATATCAGTATTTTCATCTAATTCCTTTTCATAGCTTTTAATACAATTTCAAATTATTTTCACCAAATTTTCCCCAAATAAGATTAAACATTTAAATTACGATTCAAAAAGTTGTACATACTGAATTTCATCGCCTTTAATTACCACAGTTGATTTACCAATAAATACATAATTTGCTTCATCATAGATTTCCAATTCATCTATATTATCTATTTTAATACTTGTTACTTTTTCAAAATGTGGATAAGAATATTTAACTTCTTCTACTTCTTTAGTATCAATATCCGTCTTTTTTATTTCTCACTGCAACACAGAGCTTCTCTCAGCGTACAATTTATATTTATTTATCTGTAAATGTATATTTTTTTACATCTTCTATTTTCAAAGTTTTTATTTCATTTGGATATTCAGGAAAATACCATTTAAAAAATTCTGTGCCAGTAACAAATGTCATTGTTCCATCACCTTCATTACCTGAGTATAATATGTTTATTTTATTAACTAACATAGAATCTAATTTATTCATTATTTTCAAAACATCTTCACTAGATAATAGTGCTCTTTGTATATCTTTACTAATTTTTCTATTATTTATTTTTTCTTTTTTATAATGTTTCATTAATTGAACTTCAATAAACTCATTTAAAAAATAAATTTCATTAAAAGTACCACCTATTAATGCAATTTCATTTTCGTCAGATGAATGTAAATATAATTGTGTTGTGTCAGTTTTCAAAATATTGATATCTTTCTTTATATTAAAATGTTTTTGTAATAATTCTTCTAGTTTTTCATGACTTATATATTCATTGTTTTTGGTAAGATTTTTAGTAATAAAATCTAGTGTATATAAAAAACCGACACATGACATTATTGTAGAATAACTTAATTTAACAAAATTATTAATAAATTCTGTCAGCTCTTTTTTATTGTTTAAATTTTTGATATATTTCTGATTTGATTCTTCTAGTTCATTTTTATAATGATCTATTTGTTTGCGATAATTATAATTCCTTCTTCTCCACCTAATTGCAGAAATTGTATTAAATACAGTTAAAAAAGTCCCTATTATAGTTAATATTATTCCAATACCATTCATTTATACCTCACCTTTTTAAGTAAAATTTTAACATTATAAATAGAAACTACAAAATAGCCTAATCCAATTTGTTTAGTTCTTTATTTATTACTTAAAGCTATTAAATATCATACATAAATCGTAGCATTAATTATTTTTAACATTCTATTTCTCTTTTAGATTAATTTATGTTCCCAAAATATGAGATATAAGTCAATGTTTTGTACACAAAAACACGCCACTCGTAAGTGACGTTTAAGATGAGATATTTAAATTGACGTTAAGATAGGATAATTTATGTAATAACTATTTAATACCTTTGTCCTTTTTATGGCCTTTTAAACTAGCTAAAGAGTAAGAATATAATATATAATTTCTTATTATTCATCATAAAAAATTAAAAGATACCTAATATAATAAAAAATAAAGATACACTTCGTTATAAGTGTATCTTAAATTATTCAAAATCTAAATTATATTTTATAATCTATTAATTTGTATATTACCATTTTCCTCAATTTCTTGAGAAATGTTTCTTACAGGCATATTATAATTAGGAAATTTATTTGATTTAGCTGTTATATCACTAACAAGGCTTCTCAAATAAGGAAAGAGAATTGCAATGGCATTAGTTTTCAAGAATTTTTCAAATTCAATTCCATCCGAGGCTTCTTTGTTATATTCAAAATATCCTACAATACTTGCTTCAAAACTAAATGGAACATTTTCTCTCTCATTAACTTTGGCCTTCAAAGTAATAACTGCACTTTCTTCCTCCTCTAAAATATCAATTGTTGCAAATATTTTTTCATCAATTGATATTTTTTTAACATGTTCTATATCAAAATTGGGGTTAGTCTTATAAAAAATAGAATCAACAATATAATTTATAAATCTTATGCCTGCCATTATGCTGCCTCCGAAATGAGCGTTTTATTAAAATATTGCTTTGATAATATAGTACTATTTTCTTTTTTATCATTGACATAAGGAGAATTAATATTTTTATTAATTTTATTTACATAGAAATCTTTATCGAAAAAGTTATTTAAATAATTAGATGAATTGTTTAATTTAAACTCTTGAATAACATTCCATTCTACTAGTTCATTTTCACTATTTCTATAATAAATACCTGTTTTATGATCAAGGTTTTTAGGGTTAACTTCTACTCCAAATTTTTTAGCTATTTTGTTTAGTTTGTTAACATCAAGCATAACTAATTCCTCCTTACCCTTCAATCTCTATTTCCTCTATTTCATTATACACTATACAATCTGTATTATGCACACATATTTGTTTTTCAGTTCTAATATATCCAATTTGATTAAATTCATTTTTATATTTAGGGTTTGTAGATGGTAATGTTGCAACAGTCACATGAGAATCTATATATTCCATGTATATGTTTATAAGTTGACATCTTCTTCTTACTTCATCTTTATCAAAAATATAAGTTCCACTTTTTTCCATTTCACGAATAAATTTTCCAAACTTATCTTCTTCAGAAGGCAAATCTAGATCAACTAATTTGTCGTGTTCAACATTTATAGGAGTTTTTAGAACCACAGAATCTTTGTTATTGCTAGCCCACCAACTAGCTTTTTCGAGTAATTCATAAAAATATACTCCTTTTCCAAGCCATTCATTTTTTTTATTAGATATTTTAAAATTTTGTGTTTTAGTAATATTGATTGCAGCACTTCTATCAGTACCATGATATCCTATCATACTAATTTTCAAATCGCATCCCGACTTTCAATAATTATAAAACATTTTAAAAAATACACTTATTCAAGTAATAAGTCAATATATTTTAATATTTTAATTATCTTTTGTATTTTAAAATTATAGATCCCTCTTTTTCTTGATAATAAACGTGTACCTCCTCATTAACTTGATAAATATTTAATTTATAATCATCGCTAGCATTCAAATCTTTTATATAATTTTTTATGTTTTTTTCTATATTTTCTGTATCAGTATTTCTACTTCTAACTTTTTCATCTCTATTAAGCCATGCCCAGATTAAAAGTACTACATATCCTAAAGCAACAATCACTAAAAGAATTCTTAATAATATACTTGGTATGAGCATTACTAAAATCACAGTAATCATTACTATATTCTCTATTGTTCCTACAAAAACTAGCTTTCTCTTTTCTTTTTTATCTTGGACTTCATTAAAATCATTATAACTACTAATATATTCATAGATATTCCCTAAACCTGAAGTTGTAAAGAAAGAATATAAAGCTATAACAATCGGTGCATAATTAGGAAGTTTACTGTTTTGTATGATAACACTAGCAATAGTTGTCATTATTGCCATAATAATTATAGATAGTATTAGACATCCTTTATAAGCTCTTGAATTATTCTTATATAAAATTTCAAATAATGTAGGGGATTTTACTTCAATTTTTCCCATTTAATTTTCTCCTATCAAAAATTAAATATACTTAATTGTATAACACATTTCCAAAACAATAAATATATTTTTAATAATATTATTATAAAATATTATCCCTATCCGTTATGCTACATTAGTTCATTCCTTATTTTTTATTTCCTTATCTGTCATTAGATCAATTAACATCGTGTTTCCCTACTCCCTTTTATACATGACTGAACGAATTGTGCATGCAGCTCCCGTCACGAATGGTTACAGCAGTATATAATAAAATGTATGTCTATTAAGTGAAGTAGATGTATGTTAAGATAATTTGTAGTTAACATTGCTTTCATTGAAACTTAGTCTTACTAGTCATGTACTAGTGAGACTTTTTTCACATACAAAAAGGGGCTTTACGCCCCTAAAGAATTATACTATTTATGAGACCTTCAAAGCGTTGAGATTGTCTAAACATACAATATCTTCATTGGAGATTAAGTATTAACGGAAAAGGAATAGGTCGTCGGTCATCATTTAGACATTCCCTAATATTATTATTACATACTATTGTCTGTTTATATACACTGTTAAAAAAGTTCACAAAAGATTAAAAAGAAGTTTTGTTACATACAATATTAATTATAATATCTCGCCTATTATTTTTCATTTACACTCTCACTTACTCTGATATAATCTAAGTTGAGAGTGTTTTTTACGCAAAAAAGAAGCTAACCAATTAAGGCTAGCTCCTATGTAGTCGAGGTAGAATAAAAAACTCTATATGTAACATAAAGACTTTAGAGATTATTAAATCTCTTTTGCTATTATCTCATTATTTATACATTTGTCTACAATAAAATAAAAAGCTATGCCCAATGGACATAGCAAAGAAAAAATGACTCACATATAGAAAAATATAATATAGAAGTGCTTCATAAGGGAGCAACTTCTAATGTCATTATGCGCATTAAATTTATTCATTGTCTACAACTTTTACAGCATCTATAAAATATTTACAATTCTCGTTCCCAATATTTAAGGAATGAAATTTACTACTAGATCATTATGTTGCTGCGTACTCAAGTTGAATACGCAACTATCAGTAATTATTTATCCTTTTTTCTTCTTTTACTTAATTTATATATCAAATAAATAACTACAATCGTAATCGTAAATAAGTCAAAAGACGATAAAAATGATTTGCTAAAAGATTGCTTTATCCAAAAGAAACGGATTAGAAATAATAAAATTGATTGTATTATTAAAGCAAAGAAAATATTAATAACTGGTTTATCTTTAATGAAGTTATACACAATATAAGCTATACAAACAATAGTTATGATTAACATTAAAGTTTTTGCCATTGCTAATACTCCTTTTTACTTTTTCTAATACGGTAACTTGACGTATCAGCATTCTAAGGTATCACTAATATGGGGTATCCTTTTTGTCTTATCAAACCACTTCCCTATTTTAAGGTACTGGTTACAAGCGTACTTTTAAGTACGTTTATTATTGTATGAAATGTAAAGCTTTGACAGGTTATAAATAAAAAGACTGCACCCAAAGGATACAGTCAGTTTATTAAAGGATACTCAATTTTGAGTAGTAAGTTTAGTAGCTGCATTTATTATCTTATAAAAGGCTCTAAATGTAAAAAGAAAGCGTTTACTTTTTATAACTTAAAATTAATACTACTCAAATATGTATATCTCTCTTACTTCTTTTTCTTAAGAGATTTAAAGACTAGAGCTAAAATTAAGAATATTAAAGCAACAGTGAGAACTGACCCCATTTATATTCCCTCCTAGATATCTTTAAATTTGATACTAACAAACTAATTCCTTAATTAAAACTAAATACAAAATAAAGGTACTGTAAAATACCAATACCTTAATTATTTATTAATAAAAATATGCTTATATTCTTTTTGAGCAATAGTTTTGGTTAATCAAAAACTTAATAAAAAGCACCTACTCAAAATTGAGTAAGTACTATTTTCATAATCATTTTTTAATCTTTTTCATGCACATCATCAATGAATATCGATGTAGTAATTTCTACCTCATGCTTATCAGTCCTCATCTGGAATATCATTAATAATCATTGTTCTATTAGGGTGTTGTTCGTGTATTTCATCTAGTGCTTTACGTTTTTCTTCTTCCTCATCTTCTGGCCACTCACCTATATTAATAAAAATTGGTGTGTCCGTAGATAACTCTTTCTTATCAGTAAATAACTTATGATACTTACCTAACATATCTCTAGCACGTAAACGGTCACTAGGCTTAATAGGTACTTCCACCATTTCTACATGCTCATTGTACACTAAGTTCATTTTGTCAGTGTCTGGGTTGCGTTGAAACTCACCACGTTTAACAACGACCTCTCTTACTTCACTCTCATCTCCTACTGCTGCATTACTTAGGATATGAAGTAGTTCGTTAGCAGATAGTACACCTTCATCAATCACTTTCTTACGTTGCTCATCAATGTACTTAGCCACTTTTTCATTCTTAAGCAACCTACTACCTTGTACAGTTGCAGTATGAGGACTATAACCAGCCTTAATTGCACTTTGTGTTACATTTAGTGTCTTTAGGTATTCAGATATAAACTTTTCTTGTCTAGGGTTTAAATCACTCATGTTATCCCTCCTATAATTTGTCTAATAAACCATTCAATAGTTGACGTATTCTTTCTCTACTTAACTCAAATATCTTTGCAATTTCATTCATAGATTTCCCTTCACATAGTAAGAAAAATATGTAGTATTCCCTTCTAGTCCCTACTGCATAAATAAGCTGATCTAATTCATTAAAGAACACTTGATTACCAGTATTCTCACTTAGTTCAAAAGGTTCGACTTCATCACTCAGTGAAAAGAAATCATCTATATCAGTATCATCATAGCTTACAACATTTGACGCTTTCTCTTTGTGATAGTCCATTATAAATTGTTTAATCACTTGTTTATCGTATATCATGTAGCAACACTTACTTTATGCTTATAAGCGTATAAATCACGTTGTAGGCGTTCTATGAGGCTATAATCTATCGTTGAACCATTAGACTGCATGTAATACATGATTTCCTTTTGTTCATTAGGTGTATATTGCTTAATGACTTGTTTTAATTGCTGCATGTTTCTATTCGATTTTGTTTTGAAGTGTTTCAATTTTTCTTTTTCACCTATAATATCAATCACTAACTTTTCTAGTGGATAGGATATTGATACAACGCCATTCACATCATTTGTAGTCATATGTGAGATATTTAAGTGATACATCATCTCTATTTGCGTAGTAATGGCCTTAATCTTGGTATTTATAAACTTAGGGTTATATTCTGTTAGCAAAGTATATTCAGATATTTTAGTTTCATGATAGGTTAGTGAGTAGTTTACTCTTTTAAGGTTCATGTATGCACCTCACAAATAAAATGAGCCTATCGCTAAGGATAGGCGTGTATGATATTAACCTTTGATAATGCGATTTTCTCTAGCCATCTGCATAAAACTTACATCTCTTTTTGATTTTTGTGATAATTCTTTTCTACGTTGTTCATTATTATTTTGGTTAATTTGAGCCTCAACGACATCTAATAATTTATCACGATCTTTATCTGACAAATCAGTTTCTAACATGATGTGATTGGATACCTTATCTAAATTGTGTTTTCTAGTCATTATTTATCACCTCTAAATTTAAGTTTATGATTGTATTGATCTGTGAATGGTAATTCTATACCTGTAATGTATGGACTGTACAGAATATCTCTAAAGTGATTTCGCAATTCCCTTTTTACTTCATCATCTTCATCAAAGTTTTCTCTATGATATGGAATAGTGTAACGGTTATACTCTTCTTCGTATTTAGCATTTAAATCATTAATTTCAGTTAATACTGTGTTAAATTCTTCAATAATTGGCTTGAATTTTGCTAATATACGTTCTTTGTCTTTTTTGTACAAATGAGGTAAATCTGCTTGATGTTTAATAAGTTCAATTGCCTTTTTACGTCTAGCCTCATCAAATACTTCTTTTTTAGTCGATAAGCGTTTCTCTAAGGCTTTCAGTTTCTTCTCATTACTATCAAATGTAGTATATAGTGCGTCAGCCTCATCATCTTGTGAGTTAGCAATTAATTCTTTATATTTAGCTTTATCTTCTTTAATTTGTTGTGTGAGTTCCTGACGTTCTTTTTCAAGTTTATTGATACCCTCTCTTTGACCTATTACATATTCGTTGTATTCATCAAAATATTTTGCAGTTTTCAATTAAATTCCTCGTTTCAATTAGTTTTTAAGCCTATTTCTCTTATGTAGTTATATGGCTTTTTAATCTCTTTTTGTGGTAATCGTTTCGGTATAACTTGTAGCAATATCAATACTTTCTCAAAGTCGATATTATTTTCATTTCTGTTATAAATAAATTCTTTAAATGATTTCTTATCCAGATCATTCAACTTTGCTACAAACTCATCTTTATTCATATTCTTTTCAGCAGCACCATCTTCTTTTTCTCTGAGTGCTTTCTCTTGGTTAAGCGTCAACTTATGAGGATAAGTCTTTACTTTTTGACGCTTGTCATTTATATATGAATAATTGTTTTCTATACCTTTATTACGCTCATTTCTATTTGTTTGAATATATTTGTGTAGTTCAATCTTAAAACGCTCTATCACATTCATATGAGCCTCTGAGCGTGTATTAATATAGTTTTTAATATACTTTTGTTCTTTAGTAGAGAAACGCCCTAGAACAGTATAAAAGGCGTTTAAATCTCTTTGACTTCTACTCTTATACCGTTCCAATTTCTGACGTTCTTCTAATATAGCGATTGCTAGATTTTCAACGGAATAACTTTCATAGTAAATACTTTCTGATACAGTATCACTACATAAACTAGGTGTAGTTCGGTCATACATATCTTCTATATCACTTTCTATGAGTGCTATTCTTGATTGAATGTAGTAAGTATTAAATCTAGTGAACAATTCGTAATCGCTAACTTTCTCTTGAATAATTTCAATTGCTGCACTCACTACATCACCTTAAATCTCAGTTTTCTTTAATGCCTCATATCGTTTCATACTGCCCTCAATATGACGCTTAATACTTAGTAAGGCTAATTCTTTTTGTTCTTTCGACTTTATCCAGAAATAGCCTCTAGTATCTTTCTTATAGCTATATCCGATTGGATAGCCATAATCTACAACTAAACTATTAATAGTATGTTGTAACCATCTTTCATTGTTCTTAGTAAACTCCATATTCAGTTGATTGAATATATTTTGTTTAGTAATAATATTGTGCTTAGTGTTGCGTAATACATTTAATACTTTAATATGATCTTGAGTTAATTCTTTTTCAATTGTTATTGTCATTATTTAATACCTCATTTTTTAGTTATTTTGAGCAGACCTAATTAAATGAGGAGGTAATAAATGAAAATCTAGTGAATTTGCATTTTTTAACTATTGTATTCGTAATTTCAGAGAACAAGAAAACTAATCAAATTATATAAAAGTATAATTACTTCTATAACACTATTATACTAAATTTACACTTAAATTACAAACGTATGTTCTTATTTTAATAACATTTATATAACTTCTTAACATTCCATTTAACACTATAAATAAAGCATTTATACTACTTTTCATACAATTTCATACACTTTCTATTATAGAACTAGTGTTCTTTTTTTACCTAAACTCAATCTAAAATCATTAACAAATCTTAACAATTACGATTTATATATAAAAAGCCATGCACCTGTTAAAGTACATGACCTATAAATTTATATATTAAATTGTTTGCTCAATATCTATATTCCCAACAATTTGATCTAATGCCCACTCTAATATTCCAATGATATGACCTTTTCTATCAGTAGTATGATAATGTTCACCATTCTCATCGGTCACGCTATAATGATATACGCTTTCTGTTTCTTTCATTACACTATCTAATGTTTCGTTCACTTCATTCAATAAGATAAATTCATTAGTATCAAATTCCAATGTTTCAACAATTTCCCACGTTTTACGCTCAAAGAACATGAGTGCGAACTCTAAAAATGTTGTCTTATTCACTTGTTGCTGCGTAAGTATATTAAAATCTCTTACGCAATTATCTGTTTCATAAATTACACTTTCCATAAAATGAGCAATCTTAGTTAATTCTTTTAATTGTTTATTATTCATACTATACACGTTCCTTTCTTTTAATCATCAAATTTTCGTTAGCTTTTCCAACTTTACCGATACTTTCAAATTTATATCTCTCAAAATATTTTGTATTATTATCGCTCTCAGTCCATAAGCAAGCCTCAAGATTAAGTTTTGTAGAAATTGCCAATACATCTTTTATTAGCATTTTGCCATGTCCTTTTTTAAGTGAATTTAAGTTATCTATTTCAATAATCCAATCACTATTAAAATATTGACTAAGTAACGGATTAGGCTTTCTAATATTAAACTTTATGAGTGCTTTAAAATCTTTAGTTATCAATGATATATCCCCACCAAAACAATAGAGATAATATTTTTTACTTAATAAAATAACTTCTTGAATAAAGATTTTGTGAGTTTTAGTAGAATTAGTTAAAAGACTTATAATTAAACCTTTAGCCATGTTTTCTTGTTCTTTCTTCACATGCTGCTGAAATTTATTATTATTTATAAACATCTTAAATTGTTGGTGTCCTATTTCTGTAATTCTTGGCATACTTAACCTCCATGTTAATTAAATGTGGTACTAGTACCCAATGCGTACCCGTCATTAATTATTGAGTGGGTACTCTTGAAACCATTGATAGACAAGGATTTAAGGTTATTAGTACCCGTTGTACCCGTTAAAATACTTTTAGTATGTGCATTTAAATAGTGAGTATTAATTAGTTATAAAATCTAAATTTCTTAAAATTATATACACTATTATTAATTGGTGGGTACTTCGGGTACTATCTTTTTCAAACCTTGATATTACAATGTTTATCGAGTACCCGTTTTTTATTTCTAAGTGGGTACTCAACGGGTACATGTGGTACTTTTAAAATTCTGAATGTGGATTGTGAGAATTTGAGAAATCAAATCCCATTTCTTTTATAACTTCATCTTTAATAGCAAAGCCTCTATGTTTTTTAGTCTCATGTCTAACCTGTATTTGTAAACGGTCTTTTTCTTTCTTAACTAAATAACCTTTTTTATCCCATTGTTTTGTTGTGGTGTACATTTCATGACTTAATATATCTTTTACTGTATCGCCTAAAATACATAGGTAACCACGTTTATATACTGCTTTAATCTCCCCATTTTTTACGTAACTATATCCATCGCCAGTTATATTATTTCGGTGAGCATCTAAATATTGCAGCATATCCTCAAGCATTTGTTTAGGTTTATCTATCGTTTTATTATTCTTCAACATATTTTCATATGCTTGGTTAATAATCTTATAGTAGTCATGTTCAAAGCCATCTATATCATTAAGAATTTCACCAGTAAGCTGTAATAAGGCGAAACACTTTCCAATACGTTGCATTACTTCATTGATACCTTTTTCATTAAAGTATCTTAAATAACTTTCAAAGCTTTCTTTATATTCATCTTTTTTTGATTGATACTGTTTAATAAATTCAATTCCTAGAGTTCCATAATTTTCTCTAAATTCATGATCTAATGAAATAAAATCAAAATTATCTGGGTAAGGTTGTTCTTCTAAAGTAACGACACGAGCCGATACCCCTGCTTTATCTTCTGCCATATTCGTAATTGAGGCCTCACCAGTAGAAAGCATGATATTTTTCCATTCTTTCTTTTCATCAATAGTTAAATTCTTATTACTTCGGCTTTTACTTTCACCACTTGAATAGTTGTAGACTGCATTAGCTATAAAATTAGGTGATATATTACGTGTATCATCTTTAAACATTGGAAAAGAGTTCAAAAATGCAGCCATAGCCTCAATGCTGTTTCTAGTAGAACTCCATGTAGTTGTAAGATCAGTAGTTCCCCACACACTAGCTACTAGATTTAAAGTGAATGTTTTACCTGTTGAAGTACTTCCAGCAAGTTCAACAATAAATGGCATAATATCAAACTCATAAAGTAATACTGAGCCTAGTGAGGCGTATAACATCACCATAACCATAGGCAAATCTTTAATTTTTATAAATACTTTTTTTGAGTAATCTTCGATTGTCCCTTTAGATTTAAATGAATTTACTAATTTTTGAAAGCCTTTATCGTTATTAAAAAACTTGATATTTTTATGTTCCATTTCATCTTTGTAAGGATAAATAAAGTAATCTTTTACATGACCTAATCTAGTTGCTACCTTTATATTGATAGGTGGACTATATCTCTTAGATTGATTAATATAATCAACTAATTTTGATGAAGTATTTGAAGTTACATCTAGTTTCCTATTTGCTAGTTTGAGGAGTTGTCTATTATCTGTGATTTCTTCGGCAGTAACATTTAAATTTACTGGTGTTCTATTATCAAAAAAGTGCATGTTATAACTCACTTCACCATTTTCAATATTTTCATATCTAGTATTGATTTCTGGAATAGTAGTAGTGATAAATCTTTCTTTATCTGGTTCACCATCTTTTCTACTTGGAATAACTTGATAAAGTGCTGCACCATAACTATTAGGTTTCACTTTGTAACCATCTGGAATAATATTGGGAGTATATGTCTTTTTATTCATATTCTCTTTAATTTCGTTCATAATTTCATCATTAGTAAAGTTCATAGAAAACTCCTCTCTAGTTGTTATAGTGTTTTTTCATAATTGAATAAAAAGTAGCGTTTATCTCACGATCATTCATTGGTGGTGTGCATGATTGCCCCCACATTTGAGCAAAGGCATAAATAATATGTTCATTTACTCTACGATTAAATAAGTGACCTAAAATACTTGCTAGTGATGAATTACGCCCACCTTCACTAACGCCAAATGCTTTTTCTTCCCAATAACTTGCATCACGTCTTTTAAAGACTGGAGTAGATTTTGATTGAGTAGAAATATCAAATAATTTAGCCCACTCTTTAAGTGTCGATTTATCTAAAATTGCAGCGTCATTATATTGAAATTCAAACGGACATTCATTATTTTTTCTAACTGGTAACGCCATTGCCCTAGATGGTTGATAACTTCCTTCATCAATTTTGCAAGCTATTTTTTGTGCTAGTGTTCTTACATATGCACGATATTCATTTGCACTTATACGCTCACTTAGTGGCACGTACAAGCGTATTCTAGGACTTTCATTTGTGTGTCTGAATGTTGTATGCCAAAACCATGCAAAGCCCTCTAATTCACTTTTAATTGACTTGTGTAGCATGTTTAAATCTTCTTCGTCATCATAATCAAGTACAAGTACATCTCTATAAAGTACATTGTCATCATTTCTGTATTTTCGATATTCATTACCTTTATCATCTACACCATCAGCAACATCACCATATACTGCTGTTCCTCTAGCATATTTATTTATATTATTTTGTGGAATGGATAAACGATTGATTAATTCACTCCAATTAGGTTGAGAGAAGTTTTTGAATGAAGTTGATTTTTCATTTCCATACCAAACCACACTCACTTGAGTATCGTTTTCTAATTGAATTTTGCTCAATTTTATACCTCCATGTATTAAAACAAGAGCAAAGATGTTATAATACAAATGGAGTATTTTCTTATTGCTCTTGTATTTAATAAAATTTATATATTATGCGTTACTTTCGCTTTGGTCGGTTGGAAGTGACGCATTTTTTAATTCATCTATTGCATTGTTATAATGATGTTCCACTTGTTCAATCATTGAATTAACATCAGTAAAGATTGAGTTGATTACTGCAAGATAAACAAAATGATTTTGAATACTTTCATTTGCAGTATATGCTGCTACTTGATCGTTAGACGCAACTAGCATTTTCTTATATTCCTCAGCACGTTCCATTTCATCTGCTACTAAGTTTCTGAGTGCGTTGAGTTTAGAAGTTAAATCTGTACTTATTACCTCATCTTTAATTTCATGAATTTGATACTTTAAATTTTTCAATTATTACTCCTCCAATCTTTCAACAAAAACTAACATTTCTTCAATAGCTAATTTTAATTCTGCAATATCGTCTTTAGTTAAGAATTTACCAATATTAGAATCTTCGTAAATGTTAGGGAAGTCTATAAAAGTTTCTGTTGCTGATAGTAAATCTTCGTATTCTCGATAATCTGCAAGAATTTCTGAAATTTCATTATCACTTAAATATGGATATTCACTTTTAATAACTGATACATTTTTAGCATGACGTTTTTGTAATAATTTAATCATTTTACTAGTATGTTTTTTACCATTCACCATATGCTCATAGTTCAATTTGCCTTCAATATTTTTAAAATCTTGATTAGTTAAATTTTTCATTTTTTCATTTTCCTCTCTAAAATTATTTGTTGTGTTTAATTTTTGATTAATGTTCATTTACTACTCCTCCATTTTCTTCAATATTAAATGCTGCGATTACACTACCTAACATGTAAATAGTGAAAGCTACATGTATTCCTAGTAACCAGCCACTTATGAATGAAATTACTGAAATTAACATTAGTTTGAATAAAAATTTGGCCATGTTATACCACCTCTATTTTTTATAAATATTTTTTGTGTTTACATTTTAAAAATTCTTCAAATTTTTCTACATTCACAAGTGTGAGTGTGCTACTAATATCAAAATACATACTCTCTACACCTAAATTATCTTCATCATATGAAATGAGTAATCTACGAATTGTTGAATAACTACAGTTAAATAACTCACTTAATAATTTAGGCTTTGCGTATTTGACTGGGAACACAATTTGTTTTTCTTCAAGTGCCGTATTTTGTTTAGTTGGTAAATCTTGGAGCTTTACATGTGGCATATTTTAGGCCTCCTTATTTTTTTTAATTTCGAACACTTCTTTTATATCTAAACCTAAATAATCAACAATTTTCTTTGCAGTTTTTGGTGAAGTAGTTTTCTTACCATTTACAATCGAATTTAAAAAGTAAATGTTCAGATTCAATTCATCTGCAAAATCTTTAATACTCATACCATTAAAAGCAATAACACTCTTCAATAGTTCAGATTTAGCAATCATTTTCATACTTTAATACCTCCTTTATTAAAAGTTCACTAACTTTAATTTTGTTAGTAAACAAATAGTAACATGTTTAACTAAAAATTGGCAAGTTTTTTTCAAAATGTTTACTAACTTTTTGTATTTAAGTATAATTCTATATATGAAGAGGTGAAATAATGGAAGAATTAAAGAAAGAATTCGCTAATATTATTAAAGACATTAGATCTAAATATGAATTTACATTACAAGAATTTGGAAAGATTTTAGGTGTTTCTGATGTATATGTGAGTAGAATTGAAAAAGGTCAAAGATTTCCTTCTAAAAAAGTTCTATTTGTAATTTTATTTTTCTTAGATGGCTTTAAAGACTATGAAACCATAGATACATTATTATCTTTATTTATTAAAATTAAAGGGCTAGATAGTAAAAAAATTACTGAGGAATATCAATCTTTTTTAAAGAAGTCAAAAAAGGGGTTAATGAATCATATAGATAGGCACTATAACAACGAGGTAGAATTGCCAGCTAATTCAAATATAAATATCACTTCTTCTAAATTGTTAGATAAACCATACTACGATATAGGATGGTTACTTTCCCAAAAAGAATATAGAATTTTTTTCAAAGGGATAGAAACTAATAACGATGATTTTTATAAAAATATTTTAACTGAAGAAGATAAAAAGATGTTATATAGTATCATCAACACAATATTATTGAGAATTTATAATAAATAATTTATGAGTTTGTATGTTTGATGTTTCTGATAAAGTAGCAAATACTGAAGGTAAAAAATTAGAAATTACTTCTAGTTTATTTAGTAGCAAAGGTGTAACTTTTGATTTATCTGAATAATATTTTTAAAACTTGCTTAGGAGTAGCACGTCTACCCTTTTTATTTAATAGTAAATATTGTATGTTACATAAAAAAAACATATAAATATTGAAAGGATAGATTAATGTTAATAGCAATAATAATATCATTTTCATTAGCAGTTATATTTTATTTGCTAGCCTTATTTTTAGAACGTATTGAGAATAAACCGTATCAAAAATTAATAAGAGGACTAGCCTCTTTATTCATTTCAATTACTATCTTTTTACTAACAGGTTATATCATCAATTATTTAATAAAGAATTACTTATATTTTATCTACCGTTAATTTTAGGAGGGATAAC